CTTCAACTTCTTCTTCAGTAACGAGCTCTAACGGCGAGTTTTTTTCTTCTGCTTCTTCGGCTTTAGCTTGCTCTTGTACTTCTTCGACCACTTCTTTGCTATCTCCGGTTTCATTTTCCACAGAAACCTCCTCTGTTTTTCGCTCTTGAACGGCATCTTTTGGTTTATTTAGTTCATCTAAATTAATTTTAGGTACGTCTTCTGTTTCTTGTCCCGCTGCTTCTGGTGCAATATCACCTTTTTCTACAGCTTTATCAAGTACAGCTTGTTCTTGTTCTTGCGCTGATTTAGTTTCTTCACCATCAACAGCACCTTTAATTTTCCATTCACTCATAATTTAATAATATATAATAGTTAATAATTTTTATCGTGGTTCAAACCCACTTAAATCAATACCACCAAGCACATCATTACCACTAGATTCAAAACCTTTTTTAGGTTCTGGATTAGATGGCGGCTTTTGTAAATCAATTTCTTTTTTAGAGTCTAATTCCATTTGCTTTAACTTCATGTTTAAATCAAATTCATATTGCATAAGCTCCCGTTTAGTCTGAGCTTCATGTTCTAATTTTTTAATGTCAAAATTAACTTGTGCTTCAGCTAGCTGAACTTTAGATTCTGATTTTATTTGTTCTGCCTGTGCTTTTGCCATTTCAGCAGCTTGAGCAGCTTGAGCATTAGCTTGAGATTGCGCAGCAATGTTACGCTCAGCGCGCTCTTGATCTTTTTGCATTTTCTTAGCTCTTCTATACTTTAAAAGTTGATTAGCTAGTTTTATATTCTTTATTTGTCTAATATCAATAACATCTTCTAAATGTATCTGATCTTTTGATAAAGCCATTTGAATATTCTGTTCTACAAGTTGCTTTTCATCTTCATCCGGATCAAGCTCTAAAAATATGCCAAAGTCATGCAGATGCAAAGAGTCAAGCTCTTGTAAAGCTCCCACGCTAAATCTACCTATTGCGTTTATAAAAGCTTCTTTTTGAGGGTGAAACTCTAACACATCTTTTATTCTTATTGATATAGCCTCTGCAAGAGTAGCTGTTATGTATAAAGAGCTATGTAATATATGTCTCGTAGCTGTATTAGAATTTGCAGCAGCAAGTTTCTGAACCCCTACTAAAGCGTAAGGATCTGGATCGCTTCCGTCTCTAGCTTCGTTTAATCCAGTAACATCGCGTATCATATTCAAGTAATAATTATATGCTTGAATTAATAATTGAGTTTGTTGGCCACCACCACCAGGAAGCTCTTGAATTGGAACTTTACCAGCATTCATTTCTCCATCTACAGTCATAGATCTACCTATAACAGAACCTGTTTGAAAGTACATGTTAAGTGCCTCCTGTGGGTTGTAATTAGTACCGTTACCTAAGTCAATTTCAGCTAAACCATCAGCATCTAAATAAACACCCGACGGGGTCATCCTTTGAATTGTTTGTTGCAGTTTTAAATGTGTAAGTTGTATTAAATCTGCATAAGTAACCATTCTACTAACTAAACTTTCTATTTTGCCTTTATACATTCTAGGAGCACTAACAACATAATTCATCATTACATTGCTAACATTTGAATCTGGGCGCACCATATTAGATGCTTTTTCCCACTTTATTAACTTGTTAGCGCCAAGAACCATTACTCCCTCATATATGGTTTCTCTAGCTTGAGCTACTTTTTCAAATCTTGCTCTTTGATCTTTTGGAGGATCAAATGTATCGTCTTTTTTAATGGCTTTTTTAGCTCCAGTAGATGTTTCTTTTATTTTATAAACACTTTTTTCCCAAGTCTTCCAGTTAAAATACAATACAGTTAATGTGTTAGAATCTGAGCTATCAGCACTATCATTAGTAGTGTAATCATAATTGTTATAATTACTTGATTTTTTTACTGCATCTTCAAACTCTTCTTCAGATAGCCCCGGAAATTGTTTTTTAAGTTCATTACCTTTAATTTGTTTAACTTCTCCGAAATAATAAACATCCTCAAAATTAGGATCATCTGTATAAGAATAAACTAAATTAGCTGGATCAACATAATCTAATTTTATACCGTCGGTATTATTAAATGTATGTTTTGCACAAGCAATACCAATAACAGCTTGATCGTAATCTAAACGTTTTTTGAGTTCAGGATAATTATTTCTTTTGAAAACATTATCCATAGCCTGTTCATGTGCTATCTCAATTGATGGCTTATATGCAATTTGCATGTGCAATTCCAGCTCTTCCTTAGAAGAGGGAGCTTCTGGATCTTTTACATTCCTAGTATCAACCCCTAAAACTTTATCTACTTCCTCAATAAAATCTTTAGCTATAATATCCTCTTGAATACCTTCAACAAAGTTTGTTCTTTCTTTAATTGAAGTCGGGTCTTGAGCAAAAGCTTTTATTGTAAATAAACGATCTTGCATCCCATTTACTACAATATCCACAAACTTAGGTATAATTGGAACTGGTTTCCAATCTAAATTAAGATATGATAAATCTCCATTAATTGAAAATTCATCTTTGTATTTTTGAGTTGATTGCTCACCCCTGGCGTACAATCTTAATTTGTGAAAATCACGTTGATTCTGAGTGAACCTACCCGATCCAGAGTTTTTTCTAAACCATTCGTTTTGGATACCTCGCGCCACTTCCATTCCGTATGATTTGCTATTTTTGGTAGCATCGTCAACCGATTGGCTGGGAAATTGGGTAACTTGTCCTGTAGCTTCTGCCATTTTCTATTGTATTATTTTACTATTTGATCCTGCGTTGTTGTATTTCGAAAACCCAAAATCTATTTTTTTAATCTCGCGTGTACTTTTAGATGCGTATAAATGTCTTTGACAAGCCATAATAGCTAGTCCAGAACTTATAGATGCATCAAACTTAGTTCTTTTATTAATATCAAACTTCGACCAGTCTTCAAGCGTTCTTTGAAAATACATTCTACCACAAGTGCCATCTTCTTTGATGCCCACGTGGTTTTCAATATAACTTTCAATGGCAGCTGCATGAGCTTGTCTTATATCTTCTGAAGAGTTAGGTATGCCACCCAATTCTTTTTCTGTTACAGAAAGCTTATTTCTAGACTTATCAGGTCTATTCATTGAGTAACCTCTATAACCTCTTCTTTTAATATGATATAATAATCTAGGTTTATTGTTTTCCGCTAGTATTGGCATTCCGTAAAATATCATTGCCATAAGAACGTCTTCAAAAAATAT